TACAACAAGGTGCTTGAAGGACCCCACGATTGGCCTTCGAAGTACATCCCGATTGTCATTGAGACAGGCAAGGAAATCAATATTGCTGGACAGTCCAAAACAAGGGGCATGGTGCGTTTTGCCAAAGACCCCCAGAGGATGTATAACTATTGGTCTTCGGCCAGCACGGAGAGTGTCGCACTTGTCCCTAAGGCCCCCTATATAGTCACAGGAAAGATGATAGCTGCCCATCAAGCTCAGTGGGACCAAGCGGCCACGAAGAATTTCATGTATTTACTCTATGACGCCGATCCGCTTGCCCCGACCCTGTACCCCAAGCGCGAGATGCCCCCGCAACTCTCCACGGCTATCGCCGCCGAGTTGGGGCGCATGGAACACGACATCATGAGCGCCATGAACATCTACCGGGAGTCCCTCGGGGATGAAAGCCAGGCGAAAAGTGGAACGGCGATCAATGCCCGACAAAGGCAGGGGAATACAGGGTCTTACAGCTACACGGACTCGTTTCACGTGGCACTTACCTACAGCGCCAAGATCATTATTGATTTGGTTCCCTATGTGTACGACACGGAACGGATTACCAGGATTCGGGGGGATGACGATGTAGAGCGCGATGTGGCGATCAATGCCCGCGAGGGGGCCCCGATGCTTCAGGGGGCGGACCAGGATTTCATGGTGAAGTCGGGAAACGGGTATATCAACGACCTGTCAGTGGGCAAATATGACGCCATGGCGACCATCGGGCCGAGTCATGTCACCCAAAGGATGGAAACCTTTGACCTTATCGCCCGGTTGATCAACTCAGTGCCTCAGTTTGGACTTGCCCTCGGGGATATCCTGTTCAAGAACATGGATGTGCCGGGTGCAGAGGAAGCGGTTGCCAGACTTCACCGGATGGTACCGGCTGAAATCTTGAGCGACAACCCCCCGGAGAAGCCTCCGGACCCGAAAATCATGCTGGAGATGAAAAAAATAGAACTCAAACTCCAGGATCAAAACCGGAAGGACTATGAGACCCAAATGAAGGCGATTACGGAAATGATGAAGGCCGAGGCCGCTGAAAGAGGGCAACAGGCCCAGGAAATTGCGGCAGTCATGGGACTTATCAAGGAACGATTGACGCCTATTGGACCGCAGGCAGGACAAGGAGCGCAACAGTAATGGCACTTCCATTTTCCATTATCAGGAAAGATAATTTCGTGTCTATCTTGAACTACTTTTCAGGGACAGACGGGAATATAGACCTGACCTCATATGATATTTTTAAAGGCCATCAGGGACAGGAGATCAAAATAAAGAGTATCAGTTTCCAGGGTACGGCTATCCAGAATTTTATTGTTGTGAAACAGGGAGATGAAAACGGTCCTGTTATCTGTAGGTTGGGAAGTGTAGTCGCATACGAAACCGACAGATGCCTATTCGGGAAAACAGGATCTTATATGAAGCCGTTTCTGGACGTTAGTGCGTGTAGTTTGGCGGTGGCACCAAACCCTAACAATATCACGTTTGAATTTATTTAAGGAGTGGATCAATGGCTACATTTGTGAGAAGCGCCAACTTTTTTGAGGTTTCAGCGATTGCGGCTGATGTGAACTCATGGGAGATTTTCAGGCACAAGACCCCGGACATCGTGAAAGTGAAGCGGATCGAATTCATAGCCGGCGCGAACGCCAATGTCATGGTTATTAAGCAGACCAACGGCAGCGGTCCGGAAATCACTCGCCTTGGATGCCCCGCTGCTTCACAGCCCGACAGGTGCTACTTCGAAGGGGGACAGTACATGGAGCCCTTCATAGACTTCGGGGACTGTACCCTGAACGCCGGGCATAAGGTCATATTTGAACTGGAGTAATCATGAACGGCAAGAAAGCCAAGGAAGAGCGTAAAGAGCCCAAGGTGATGGTCGATATCAGGATTCAGGTACTCGACACCGGGGAGATTATGATTAACGGCCCCAAACTGGAAATCTTTCTTGAAGTGATCACCCAAGCTAGGCGGATTATGATAGAGAACGAAGCACAGAAACAGAAGGTTGTTGAATTGCAAAAGAAGAAGTTGATTTTGCTTAACTAAATATTGGGCTAACTCCTGACCCGGCCAGGTTGGGGGCGATCTCATAAGAGAAACAATTAAGGGGCATGTCGGTGCCGACACATCGACATGCCCTTTTTTTGTTGCCCGAAACCATCCCGTTAAGAGCGGAGAAAAGGAGAATCATCATGGCAGAAGAAGAAACGACCGTCACCGACGAGACTACCGAAGAAGAAAAGGGAACAGAAGAAACCTCCGAAAAGATTGCGGAAGAAAAGACAGAAGAAAAAACAAGTGAGACCGCCAAAACCGGAGAGACAGAAGACGAAGTAAAGAAGGGCCTGGATGAGATACGGCAGGAGATGAGGAAACTCCATGACCGATATGGATACATCCAGAGACAGTTGGAAAAAGTACCGGAGCCTAAGCCGCCCGAGAAACCCGTTGACCAAATGACCAAACCGAAGCCCGTGGCTACTCAGTTTGAGGATTACGACGCTTATACCGACGCCCTCATGGACTGGAAGATCGAGCAACGAGACGACAGACAAGCAGCAGAACAAGCGAAGCAGGAACAGAAGGCCCGGCAGGACGCCTTTTTCAGCAAGATTGATAAAGCGAAAGAGAAGCATCCTGACTTTGATGAAGTGGCCCGGAAGCCCACGGAACAGGGCGGACCCACAATCAATCCACCGATGTATAAGACTTTGATGGATTGCGAACATGCTGACGATATCGCGTATTATTTGGGCCAGAATGTCGAAGAATCCCACCGGATAGCTTCTCTTCCCCCCCTCGCCGCTGCCTGTGAAATAGGGAAACTGGAGGCGCAATTTGCAGGACCGACACCGCCTCCTCAGAAGAAAACAACCAAGGCTCCGGCTCCAACGAAACCCGTGGGTGGGAAAGAAACTCTCCCGAAGAAGTGGGAAAACATGACTGAGCACGATGATCCGTCAGAGTTTATCGCCCAACGGAATAAGGCAGAGTTCGGAACCTAACCAAAATAGGAGAACCGAACAATGGCAAATGTATTCAGTAATCCAAGCATGGTGGCCGCAGAAGCTCTGCGTCACCTTGAGAACAGTTGTGTCATGGGTAAACTTGTTTACCGTGGCTATGATGATGAGTGGAAGAAACGTCCCAATGGATGGAACGTGGGTGCCACAGTTACGGTCAAGGCCCCGGCATATTTTCGAGTAACGACCGGGCGGGATATTTCCGCCCACCTGGTTGAACTGAAAGAACGAGATACCACTTTCGTTGTGAATCAGTGGAAAAACGTGGGCTGGACCCTAACGGCAGAGGAAATGACTTTGACCCTGGATAAATGGTCTGAGAGATTTCTGAAACCCGCTATGCAGGCCCTGGCGAACTACATTGACCTGAGCCTTTTGGGACTCTACAAGGATATCCCCAATCAGGTCGGTACACCGGGAACGACCCCGAGTTCCTTCTACGTCTTTGCTCAGGCAGGGGCGCGGTTGGATGAGGAAGCCTGTCCGTTAGATGACAGGTATTGCGTGATCGACCCGCAGGCCCAGGCGAAACTGACCGACAGCTTGAAGGGCCTCTTTCAACAGACGATTGTTTCCAAGTCCGTTGAGAAGGGCAAGATCATTGACAACTTCGCTGGGTTCAAGATGTTCATGTCTCAGAACGTTAATACCCATACTGTGGGAACGTGGGCGGCTGTTGCTGACATTCAAAAGAACTTGATAGCGACTGAACGTGATGCTACACATTCCCTGAAAAGTACAGGGGCCGCTCAAACCTATTTGCAGGGTGACATTTTCACCATTGCAGCAGTCAATAGCGTTAATCCCGTTTCCGGACAATCAACCGGATCACTTCGTCAGTTTGTTGTTAATACGGGTGGTGTTATGGACGGTGCTGGGGAAATCGCTGCTCTGGTAGGAACCCCTGGGACTTCACCTTATCAGCTCAATTCAAGCCTTGCCGTAGCGACCACATGGCTCCCATACCAGAACATCGATACACTTCCGCAAGCTGACGCTGCTGTGACGGTTGCAGGAACGACCGGTCTGGTTCACAAGGTCAACATGGCATTTCACAAGGATTGCCTTGGCCTCGTAATGGTGCCGATCGAGGTTCCGGCGTCTGCCGCGTGGAAGGCTTCAATGACCCATAACGGTTACACCATTCAGGTGCTTAGATATCTGAATGGCGATACCTACACGGAGACCATCAGGTTTGACGTACTGTTTGGCCTCAAAACCCTTAACCCGTTTCTCGGTTGCAGAATCGCCGGATAATGACAGCAAACCATAAAAAGGAGAACACACATGAAGTACGTTAAATCTTTGATTCCTTTTATCCTGGTTTGCCTGATGTTTCTCAGTCCGGCACAGGCCGGGATAAATGATCGTTTTTCTGACATTGAACTCGGGGATAGTGGCGACACGAAAAACGCCATCATTCTCCCCGAGAGAGCGGCCCCTTCGGGCAACCCGACGACTAATTGGGGGTGGATCTACGTCAAGGACCTCGCCGGGGTTTCGACCCTGTATTTTGAGGGGGATGGCGGTGCTGTTACCAACCTCCTGACCTCTTCGGGAACTCTTAACACCGCTTACCTCAATGGCAACACTATTGTAGTGACCACAGCGGGCGGCAATCTTGAGATTGATCTTTCTCAGGTGACGAACGAGGTCAAGATTGCCAACATTTATGGCGCTGCTCAGGCTGTAGCTCTGAACATTGATGCTGAAACGGCTTTTGCCATTACGGACGCTATCAAGTTCAGTTGCACGGCTGGAACCATTGTGGATGCCATTGACGCTTCCCACGCCTCTATTACCAATGCGATCAACGTGGGAGCGAACGTCATTTTCGGAACGGGTGGAGCATCAATTAATTTTGATGAATTTGACGTAGCAGCCGGTACTGGCTCAGTCACCATTGACGATGTCGGTAACCTTGGAGCACTTACGGTTGAAGGCACTGTAGTTGACATTGATAGCCTCGACTTTACTGGTGTAGGTGAGGTTCGCACCGGCCCTGGTACTGCTCTCACGATTAATGTCGATGATGGCGTTACTGCGGCTGAAGACCTGATTATCGTTGCCAACAATATCGCATTGACGGCAGTGGGTAAAATGTCACTCACTCCTGACGCTGCCCTTGCTGTTGCTCTTGACCTTTCCGATGCGGACATCGTAGCGGCTATTGATATTGGGGCCAATACCATCATTGCCACTGGCGGCATATTCACCGTTGATGGCCTTGGAAACATAGCTACAAACGATATTGGTGCA